GTCTAGCATTAAAGAGGGCTAGAGTTTTTACCCCCCATCCCCTTTGCTCTCTTTATGTCTTGGCGCTGCTTGTCGCTGTCATGGTGTCGCTTGCATAGTGGTTGCCAGTTGCTTTGATTCCAGAAGAGGCTTTGGTTTCCCTTGTGAGGGATGATGTGATCTACCACCTCTGCTTCCTGATACCTTCCTTCTTCTCTGCACATAGTACATAGAGGGTTTTCCATGAGGTATAGCTTACGAGCCTTCTGCCACCTGTAGTCGTACAGCTTAGACCATTCCTTTGCGCCTTTGCTTCGTGCGTTCTTATCTGGTGGCTTCCATCCCTTAGGACGGAACAAGGGCGCTGCGCTAGGCATTAGCGAACGCCAAGGTACTTGTGGGTCTGTATGGATACCTTCCATCCATTCTCTGTGGCTTGATCTACGCAGAGCTTTGTTGCTGATTTGCTTTGACTTAATGGCTGTAGCCATACCTTGTTCATGTATTGAGCAGGTACGTTAGCTCTGAGCTTCTCGATATCTGACTGCTTGCCTACTGGCATTTTGATCTCGTCAGCCAATGCCCAGTTGCTTTCCAATACCTTAAGGCCTCCAGGCATTCCGATCTTTGGGCTTAGCGTGACGAATGTATCCTTGTGGCAGTAGATAGCTTTGGTGCCTGAGGTTTCTATCTGTACGCTGCATCCATTGTTAATGAGTAATGTAGTCAGCTCTATCAGATCATAGAGGCAGGGTTCGCCGCCGGTGATGACGATATGCTTTGCGGAATACTTCTCGCTCACTAGATAGGTTAGGTCTAAGGCAGACATGATTGCGTGAGACTCTGAATCATTTTGCTTATCTATCATGCTGTGGATAGATACTACATGGTCATGGTTGAGTTCCCATGTGTGCTTTGTATCGCACCAGCCGCAACCTACAGGACATCCTTGAAGCCTTACGAATACGGATGGCGTTCCTGTAAAGGTGGCTTCACCTTGAACTGATTGGAAGATTTCATTTACGGGAAGCATTGTAGTTCTCCATGTCGTCTATTGCCTTCTCTGCGTTTTCCCAAGGGAATATCACCCAAGGATGCTCAAAAGTAACGTAAGCAGCGATTACATCAGCGGATGGCTTTGTAGTCACCCAAACAGCTTTTGCGGCGCATTGGTGAGTAATAGCAGCAATGGTCTGCCCTGTATCCACGATGTCATCCACCCAGATCATGCCATCCTGCGGCTCAGATAGATAAGGGATGCCAAGGTGATGACTAAGTGCCACGGCAAGGCATACGCCGCCTCTGGGCGCGCCATAGACCCCTGTAGAGTCTATTCCCTTTAGTTTGTATCCGAGCCGACCGATTGCAATGTCAAAATCTTCCCAATTCAGAGGGAGTAGCTTGCGTGACACTTTGCCGTCTCCTCGATGGTGACTTCAACTAATTGAACGCCTGTTCCCTGCAATTGGTTAGGTCCAATACTCTCTACTAGATAAATTGCCATATTCTCAGCAGTTGGGTTAAATGGGACTGTAACTACTAGCGGGTCAATATCTAATAGCTTTTGTGCGTGAGGATCACTTTCCCAGATCAGGAAACGATGATCCCAATGCAATTCGATCCACATACAGAGCTTCTCTTTAATGACGCTAAAGTCTATCACTCTGCCAATATCATCCAATGATTCTGATTCACAATGAAAATGAATGCGGTAGTTGTGCCCATGTAGATGCTGGCACTTTGATTCATGGTTGCAGACACGATGGCCTACAGAAATGTCGTGATATCGAGATGCGCGAATAGTCATTTACTTTCCGATCAGCATAAGGAATTCGGAACGCGCTTCCGGTTCTTCTCTAAACGCGCCACGCATAACTGAGGTAGTCATGGATATATCGTTTTCTTTAACTCCACGCCATGTCATGCACTCATGCGTAGCTTCTACGACTACAGCGATACCTAGAGGCTTAATCATCTTCTCGATAATGTCAGCAAGCTGCACAGTTGCTTCCTCTTGGATTTGAGGGCGCGCCATTACCCATTCGCAGAGACGAACAAACTTAGAGATTCCAATAACTCGATCGCTTGGCAATACGCCGATCCAGCACTTACCAAGAATTGGGACTAAGTGGTGCGAACAGGCCGAACGGACAGTAATAGGTCCAATGGTATAAATCTGGTCGAGATTCTTTGCATTGGGGAAATCCGTAACCTTAGGCATTGATACATACCGGCCTTTGAATACTTCTTTAATGTACATCTTGGCAACACGTTTGGCTGTGTCTTTTGTGTTGTGGTCGTTATCAGTATCAATAACCAATGATTCCAGAAGGCCAGATACTTTCTCTGCTACTTCATCTTGTAATAGATCAAGTTCGTGATCTGTAACGAATTCGGAAATATTGTCATTGGCATAAAAATCAGCCTGACACTCTTTAATTCTTTTTCTAATTACTTCAGATATTGACATTTTTAGACCTTTCTACCAAAGGGTCGGAAACATTAGCCTCTGCGAAGCCATGCGCCCGTAATACGCAAGAATGACATTCACCGCATGGAGGAAACTTTCCCGCATAGCAAGTGTGAGAGAAAGCCATTGCCTCCATGCAACCGTTCAGGGATTGAGCAAGGCCAATCGTTTCTGCTTTGGGCAAACTAATCAAAGGGGTCAGGATACGGAAGTTGCTGATGCCGAGGGCTTCGTTTATTGTAGCCTCTTGGCTTTCAATAAACGTGCTGCGGCAGTCTGGATAGTTTGCATTATCCATCTGGCAAACGCCCGTGACCAGATTGAAGCAATCTTTTGACAGGGCGATGTTCGCAGCCAGAGTCAAGAAGAAAGCATTACGCATCGGGACGAAGGTTAATTCGACCCGATTACCGATGATTTCGTCCATCTGCTCATAATTGTCATAGGTTTCCAGTTCCGCATCATGGTTGGTCAGCGGAGAACGCCCACGGAGCAATGGTCCTACATCAATAATTTCGTGACTAGCAACTCCAGCCGTTTCAGCAACCTTCTTGGCTGCTTCTAGTTCCAGCGAATGACGCTGGTTGTAGTTAAAAGTTACAGCATGAACTTCATCGAATACTTGTTTCGCCCAGAATAGACAAGTGGTTGAATCTTGACCGCCAGATAGGACGACCATTACTTTGCGCTTGCTCATCGTTGCTTGCTTTCCCAAAATTGATACGCCTTGATCGCTAATTTGGCTTGCCAATCTGAAGCGACCGCCATGAACATCCGAGTGCCAAGATGTTTTGTGATGTCTTGCTGATATTTGACGAACGATCTGAAAGCGACTTTCTCGGTGGGGTAGTCGCCCTTGCCAGAGTTTTTCCAGTTTCCAGCGATAGCTAATTCAGCGGGATCGACTTCGTATTCCTTAAGCAGTCGAATCACATCTGCCGAGGGCTTTTTCATGAAGTCCTGTTTTGAGCAAGTTACGAATCGTCCCGCCTTGTCGTAGAGTTTCATCGAGCCGTAGATTAGAGCGCCAGCCCATGACGACGAGTCGCACATATAGGGCTTGTAATGCTTGATGTAATCAATCGAGGTGAAGCCGAGCCAATGCACTTGCCGCTTGCCGACGTGCTTCATGATCCCGTTTATGAACCCCTTATTTTTAGGAGTGCCGACTAGACCGCCGATGCCGACCACATCTGAGGTCTCAAAATACTTGTCGAGCATTTTGATGTCTTCGCCTCGGGTGAAAATCGGGACGGGCTTGTAGCCCCTTGAGAGCATGGTCTCGTAGTTCTTGATCGTGCCCTCAGGATCGCCGATCACATCGAGGGTGAAGTAGCGCCAAGGCTTGAATGGCAGAGAGTCGAGGAATCGGCAATAGTCATCAAGAGCGATCGGTTTGCCAGCCTTCCAAGCCGTGAAAGCGCCCGAGTCAAGAACGAATCTGATCTTGTCTTGATTGGCTTGGAGAACCTCTATCAGAGGGCGGCTCATGTAAGGGTAAGCCGCCAGCAGATTCAATCTAGGCTCGTTGTCACTTGAACTCATATTCGATGCCAGCCCGAACAAGAGCGTTGGTAATGGTTTCGTGAGCGAATTCTTTTTCCTCTTGGCTCACGCCGATCTTGATCGTTGAGAGAATGCCGTCGAGATTGCTCCCGTCTTTTTCATGGGGATCGATGTTCGATTGCCAGCCCTCAAAGAGAACATTCAATTCATCAGGGCTAAAGCCTGTGGCAATCTGCTCAATGTCGGTCAAGCCTTCGAGTTCGAGTTTTAGTAATTCCTCATCCCATCCCGAATTGAGGGCGATCTTGTTGTCAGCTAGGATGTAAGCCTTGCGTTGGCCGTCAGTCAGGTGGGCAAGTTGGATGCAAGGCACTTCTTCCATGCCTAGCTTCATTGCTGCCTGATATCGCCCGTGTCCAGCGATAATCGTAAAATCGCCATCAATCAGAATCGGGTTGTTAAAGCCGAATTCCCGAATGGATGCTGCGATTTGTGCTACTTGGGCTTCCGAGTGCGTCCGTGCATTGTTGATGTATGGAATCAGCGAGTCTACTTCTACGCTGATAACTTTCGGATTGGCTTTCATGGTTCCTCCGTTGATAATGGCTAAGTATGATTGACTTTCAAGGTCATGTCAAACACTTTCTAACTCTTTAATTTTGACTCGGTACTCGGCTTTTTTTTGCTTTGCATCTTCGATCGTCCATTTTATGATTTCATTATTTTGCTCCAGAGCCTCTACCCTTTCAGCGCCTATCCGATTACATAAGCCGATACGGTACTCGATAGCATTGCCTGACTTGTGCTGGTTACAATGAACGCATTGCTTGTGTACGTTATCAGGATTAAACCTAAGGCCTGGAGCTGCTCCAACTGAACGATAATGCCCCGCGTCCCACGATGCCTCAATCGCGCCGCATGACACGCAGGGAAGGTTCTTATCTCTCAGCCTTACCCACTTATTAAAAATTGCCTGAGCCTCGTTTAACCATTCTTTGCGGGTCTTTAACGCCTCCTTCTTTACTCGGTATTCTTTGCGCTCTTTTGTTTTCCTGTCGGCAACGGCTTTTTCGTAAGCGCAAAGCGGTGAACAAACTGACTGAGTGGATGAACGCGGAACAAACTTAGATTTGCAGACGCGGCATGACTTTGGCTTAAGGGGCTTTTTTTGCTGCAATCTTGACTCCTCTATCCGCAGCAATAGCGTGAAGAAAATCCAGCCATTCGCTAAATTGGTTTTTAGACATAATGCTTGTTTTCATGCCAAGCATGACTACTCCGCCATTAAGTCCCATCGCGATTCGAGTGGTTTCCTGTTTGAAAGCTGCGGTAAGTACATCCTTCCATTCTTCTTTAGACATAAAGACCATCTGTCCATTTACCGGCCATTGAAGCTGATCCGCGAATTCCTGCAAGATAGGCCATTGAGCAGCGTTCTGGTTTTTGTTCCGAGTGTTCTCTCTAAATTCGGCAACCCAGCCCAAAGGGACAGCTTTTAAGTATTCCTCTGCGTTTGTTTTGACGTAATCATCTACGAGGATAAATTGCTTTCTTTGCACTCTCTTTTACCTTTTTTTGGTCTTTAATGATTTCCCATGCCTCGGCGCGAAGTCTTTGGGCTGCATCGGCTCCTCTGTGTTTTTCAACGCCGAGAAGATACGACTTGATTGCATCGCTGCCTTTTTCAAAGTATCTACGAGCAATGTCTCGCACTTCACATAAATGGCGATAAGACTCCAGGTCACCGTTTTCGGCTCGTTTCTTTTCATCGTGGGTCACTTGTTATCTTTTCCCCTGCAAAGTAATTGAGAAGTTCTTTCAACCTCTCTTTGTTTTTCTCCATCTGTTCTGGCGTTATTCGATGCTCTAGTGCCGGAGGGCTTTCTCGCGGAACCTTTCGGCATAGCTCAATAAAGTCAGGCAGCGTAGGAGGGTGAGCAGGAAGCGATTCTAATACACGCTTAAAGATTTCTGGTCGATTGTGAAAGCCGCCTAGTTTTCGGGACCACACATCCATCGCATTGACTAGGCCTTGATCTTGACCGTCTGGCATCGGAACTCCGGTCTTCCACATATTCAGAAACCTTGTCCCATAATGTCCCTGTAGCTCCATGAAAATCTTATTAACCCACGAGTGCGGGAGGTAATGGGTCTGTTTCGATTGTGCGTCCATGATAGTCGTCCTGATCGTTAAGAGTTTGTCCGGTAATCGTGAGCCATGCTGATTGCTGCCCTGTTAAATTCTGCTTTGTGTCTTTCAGCCAATCAGCTTTGAATCCTCCCCATCCACGTTCGCAGCAGATACGGATTACATCCGCTATCGACTTCCCTGCTTTGCTTGCCTCTCGTTCTATTCCTTTGAGAGCAGTAGCTGTAACTGGAAGTTTCTTGCTTCGTCTTAGCGTTAGGTAATCAGACCAAAGCTCAATACTCACGCCGATAGGCGCGGCAACTTTAGTTGCCTTAGGTTTTATATTCTCTTCTTTTCTCTTCTCTTCTCTTCTCTTCTCTTCTATATGACAAGTGCTAAGCATATGCTTGGCATCTGGTAAGATAGAGTTTATTTTCAAAGACTTAGACATACCACCTAGCCTGCCAGCTTCCACCTTTTTTACGCGTATTTGATCGCGCTCTGTACGTATGGTTTCTAGCTTTTCATTGTGCCAAGTTTTGCTAGACTTAGTGAAGCATTTGCTAAGCACCTGCCAAGCATCTGCCATAACTTCTATGGGGCAATCACAAATATCTGCTAATTCTTCGATGCAATCTGGAATAGATCCTTCTGCCCAGCACTCATCCAAAAGCTCTCGATATAGCCCGCGTTCAATGTAAGACATACGCTGAACTTTTCTATTTGCTCGAAAGTCTTGCCAGAACCACTTGTAGTACCCCAGAGAACGGTCAGTCATGACTTGCCCCTTGCATCATTGGCTTGCTCTATCAGGCTATCAGCAGCTTTGACTACAGACCGAAATTGACCGATCGTTAAAGTCACAATCTGCTCTTCTGAATGAAGCAAGTCTCCACAAGACTTGAAGCATATGCGCCCAGTTTGGCTGACGTAAATTTCTAGCCCGTCATTGGCTTCAAATTGCAACATAAGCACCTCTGTCTAAAGGTTAGTCGTTAAGGATTGGGCAGGTCGTTGACTAGACGACTTTTCGGCGTATCCACGCCTATCCCTCTCTAAGTATAACGGGTTTTGACTAAGCTGCAAACTCCGGCCAAAAATTCTGCCAGTCGGCAGGGCGAAAGTCCTTACGCGTGAACTTACCCTGAGCGATGCGTTCAAGCTGAACGCAATACTTAACTGGAATGCCGTTTCTGTTCCATGCTGATACCGCTGCTTTGCCAATACCGACCTCTTTTGCGACCTGTTCTTGCGTCATGCCAAGTTCTTTAAGTAGTTGATTAAGTTTCATTTTTCTATCCTTTGCTTATGTAAAGAACCGTAGTCTAACTTTTTTTTACGTTTTAGTCAAAAAACCATTGTTTCGTGAGTCAAAATCCTTTATAATTTTTTACATGGGCGCTTCGCTCATCAATGAAACAGGAGAGTAAAAAATGGCTTATATGTCACAAGAACGCAAAGCAGAGCTGGCACCTTCTATCAAAGCACTCTGCAAGAAGTATGGCGTAAAAGCAACCGTTGCCGTTCGGCATCACTCGACGTTGGTAGTGACCAT